CTGGTGCGGTAGCTGGACAAAGTAAAATTCTATCTATGGGTAACGATTGGTATCGAGTTTCTGTTTCTGGCGTTGTGGGCGTTTCTGGAACGCATTATGTGAGACTATTAGGTCAAGATGATTCTGGCAACAATTCATATACTGGAGTAGTAAGTAAAGGATTTAATGTGTACGGATTTCAAGCCGAATTAGGAAGCTACCCTACATCTTACATACCAACTTCAGGCTCATCCGTCACAAGAAATAAGGATGTGTGTGAATTAACAAACGTTGCGGATAGGATAGGGCAAACAGAGGGGGTTGTTTATATGGATTTTGTAGCAGAAAGAACAGATGGTGTTAGTCAAAGTCATTTTTGGTTAGGTGCAAGTGGTAGCGAAATAGGATTATATGGAGGTAGTCAGTTTATATTTTATTCAAGCGGTGGTGTTCAAATAAACGGAGGTAATATAGTGAATGGACAAAGATATAAAGTTGCATTTGGATATAAAGCGAATGATTATGTTGCTTACATTAATGGTACTCAAGTTGGCACAGATACAAGTGCAACTGTTCCGACAATGTCTGCGTTGGTATTAAATTCTTATTTTGATGGAACTGAATTACAAAAGAAAGATATAAACGATTTTAAACTATACAATACAAAATTATCAAATAGCGAATTAGCAGCATTAACAACAATATAAGAGTAACAAATACACCTATGATAAAAACGAGAGTAAATCTTTACATAACAAAAACAATAAGATAAGATAATTAAAAAAACTATACAGATGATTTTTAAAAAATACGAATTTACAGACGAACAATGGGCAACCATTAGACCAACCCTTTACAGTGAAGATGAGGAGGGGAACGAAACATTAATACCATCTATAAACGCAATCGTTGAAATAGGGCATATTTGCAAGGCATTTGATGAGGAAGGCGAATGCATAGACCTATCGACTATGTATTCTGTTGATATGTTATTGAATGAAGATGTTGAAAGTTTAGAGGATTACGAGGTTTATCCTGATCCTACTGGCGTTCATACTTTCGCTGGTGATAGTGGTTTATATTTAAAGGCTTACTGCATTAAATACCCTGAGAGCGAATACTGCATAATACCTGAGAGTGATGAAGATTTGGATAAGTAGTATATATTATTCTTTGCTATTATTCTTTGCCCCTATAAAGGGCATAATCATTTTAGTTGCAGCTTTTAGCTGCCTAGATACTCTATTCGGTATATGGAGGGCTAAAAAAATGGGAGAGAAATTATCTTCTAGAGCTTTTAGAACAGGATTTGTACCTAAGTTATTATCTTATATTGGTGTAGTTATGGCCGTTTATGGCTCAGACGTACTAATAGTTAACTCACTTATATACAAAATAGTAGACGTCGAATTTATGGCCACTAAAATAATAGCTTTAACGCTTATAATTAATGAGGCTAAGTCTATGGACGAATCCTGGGAGGCCGTAAAAGGGTATTCTTTTATAGATAAGACTATAGAACATATCAACAATCTAAAAAAAGTAAAAAAACAGTTATAACTTGAATTACGAGATATATATAGTAGGACATTATCCACACGATAGATTCGCTTTAGGATGGGAGTATGTGGGTGCTGATGAGGAATTCAGCTATAATTCTATAACTTTGTATATGTTCATATTCACAATTACTATAAATTATGAAAAAAAGTAAGAAGTCTAAAAGCGTAAAAATTCCAAGCTCTAAGCATTTTAAATTAGAGGAGTTTCATTGCAATGATGGAACGCCAGTACCAGAGGAATTTTACGACAACGTTCAAGAGCTTATGGATAACCTAGAGGTTATTAGAGAGCATTTCGGAGGCTTATACCCAATGAGAATAAATAGTGGGTATAGAACGCCAGAATACAATAAAAAAGTAGGTGGAGCTGCTAAAAGCCAACATTTAACTGCAAGTGCTGCTGATATTAGAATGAGCGTAACGCCAAGTATCTTACAAGACGCAATAGAGCAACTCCAAAAAGACGAAAAGATAAAGCAAGGGGGATTAGGTAGATATGCTACTTTTACGCACTACGATATTGGTAAATATAGAAACTGGTAATGTACAACTGGGAGGAAGCTGACCTATTTAATTGGCTCAAAGAATTTGTTTATTTTGATCTTGTAAAGTCAAAAAATCAGATGAGCCGTTGGGATTGCTATTCTCCAAAATTTAAACACCGTATTGAGCTTAAATGCAGACGGAAGCATTATGATAGTTTATTACTAGAAAAAAGTAAATATGATGCAATGATCTTTGAGTCTGGAAAGCACTTTGATAGACCTATTTACATTAATTCTACACCAGAGGGTGTATATTCGTTTGATTTATTGGACATTGAGCCAGAATGGATATTTAAAACCTTAAGAGCCACAACTCAATTTGCTAACAATAAAAGTGTACTAAAGAAAGTAGCCTTTTTAGATATTGAAGAGGGTATTAAATTAGAGCTATAATAGTGCTTGTAAAACTATTATTCCAAGCATAACCAGACCTATCTTTCTATTGCGTATAATTTTCTGTTGTTTCTTTTCAGTAACTTGCAATAACTCATAATAATCGCCCTCAAGGGCATTTATATGCGTTTTAAGCGTACTTATGTCTTTTTTGGTGCTATCTATTAGCTCTATATATTTAAACTCTTTAGAACGGCTAATTTGAGATTGAGCTAATAAGCTATCTTTTTGGATTAATTCGATGTAAATTCTATCCATTTGAGGGATAGTTATGCAAACCAGCGTATCTTTATTGTCTGTTAATACGATCTGAGAATAACTTAATACGTTCAGAGCGAGGCAGAATATGGTAATTACTTGTCTTACGTTCATAATAAACTTTAATTGTATCTGATTGTCTTTGTAGGCTATCTAATTGCATATAGATAGTATCAATTTCGGTTAATGTTATATTGTTTTCAATAGGTTTTGTTACCTCTTTTTTCATTCTCGTTAAGTCGTTAATGATAAGAGATGCTACTATTAGAGCAAATCCTAAGGTTATTGCATAATATTTCCAGTTCATAATTTCTCTTCGTATCTTTTGTCAGCTATATCCACAAGACGAGCAAGTTTAATTAATGTGTTCCTACTTATTGCGATATATTTCATACCATTTGTGTCAATAGTTGCACAATTATCATAATTAAAATTGACTTCAAAAGCGTCTAATTCTGCGTCTAAAAATTCAGTTTTTAGTCCGTCTTCTACATTACCTAAAATTTCTAATTCATTAGGCATTAATACCTCTTCGATTGTTTTGTTTTTACTCATAATTGTTCTTTTACTTTTTGCCAGTATTTTAATGTTGATTGTTTTTTATAACCATTCCAACCTCCGTTCCAGTTTCTAGCTAACTTTTCGTCTGTTGGGTTAGTGGTATGTTCTTTAATTACGTTAAACATCTGGATAGATTTTTGTTTATTCCATCTATCCGCTAACTTGTATTTGTTATATCCTAATAACCTATTAACCTCTCTAAGCATTATAGGTCGTATTTGTAAGCATCCTACTGCGTTTTCTTTTGCATTATATGCGTTTATATCTCCTCTGCTTTCAACGTAGATTATAGCGTCTATTAAATTGTTTTTAGGAATACTCCTAACCACCTCCATAGAGGAAGTGGTCAGAAATATACTAACATTTAACACAATAAAAAATAATTTCATTTGTAACCTAATTTAGCTTTAACTATATCGGCTTTTATGCCTTTACGCTTTGCCCATTCTTTACCTCTCAGCTCTTCGTGATCTTGCTGAATTTTACGACTGGCTCTTGTAATCGTTAAAACATTTTTATAATGCTCTGCTATAATAATCGCAGATAGAATGTTAATACCATAAGCATCTTGTAAAGCTCTGCGTAATAGCTTTTTAGGCTTGTCTCTCATTTCTGGATTCGTAGTCAATAGCTGTTTTACTTGTTTTGTGATATTCATAAGTTTGTTTTTATAAATTCGTTTAATCTAGTGTAATCTTTTTTAAATTGTTTGTCGTACTGCATTAAATCAGCAGCTTGTTGTATTGAGTGTATTACTGTTGAATGGTCACGCCCACCTAAAGCACTCCCAATAGTTTTAAGAGAGTAATTAGGCATATTATCTCTAGCAATATAGCAAAACATTTGCCTACATATAACTTTCTCTCGTTGTCTTTTAACTCCAGTTATTTCTTTTTTAGGAATGTTATAATATTTAGATATGCAATTTAGTAGCTTATCAAACGTTAGTCTACCTTTTAAAAAGCTATCGCTTTGCCACCCCCCTAAACTCTCAATACCAGCAGCCGAATAATAAGAGGGTTTACCTTGCTTTGGAAAATATTTGTATTTAATATCTCCGTCCTCGTCCTTTATAGTGACTTGTTCTATCTGACCCATCTTAACCAGGTCAGTTATCTTTCTATTTGCTTCTACTATACCGACCTTTCTGCATAATCCTAAGATAGTATTAAGGTGGGTGTACCCTTTTTTAAGGGTGTTCCTAATAAATAGGTAGTCTTGATTTTCTGTTTTGTAGTCTTTAACTAGCTCCATAATTGTTCTATGTATTCTCTTGATTCTATTACTTTATGTTGTAACTCATATATTACCTCTTCGTTATAATCTATGTCGAAGCTCTTAATACGGTACTTGCTTTCTATTTCTGAGTAGTCGTGGGACTCTTCTAAGGTTAACTCCTCTGGTGTGTTCATTAAAACATACACCAACTGGGCTTTATCCTTTTGAGTTAGGTGCATATATGTCTGAAGCTGGTAGTAATAATCTTTATTTGGTACTCCGTTATAGAATAAAGGGAAGCTAAAACAATCCCAACTAGACTTTATGTCTATGATCTTGTCCTCTAGTATAACATCTGGCGTACCACAGAAATACTCATCCTCAAAATACTCCTCATTTTTCTCAGCAAATAACCAGCCTTTTTCAGCAGAGGCGTACATAATAGCATCGTCCTCAACCTGGTTGCCTTTAGTTAGATATTTAGATTGAATATTTTTACGCACTCCGTATATCTGCTCTTTTGTCCACTCCTCTAAATAGCTTTTAGTAGTCTTTGACAAAAACTCGCTCTTAGAACGAGGCTTTGTCATTAACTTACCACTTGCAGAAGCTCTTATCTTAAATTTTTTCATTTAATTGGGTATAGATCTGCGTTAACTCTACTTATTGAATAATGCTTTTTTAGCTCTGTAAGGGTTATACCTTTGTCTACTGCTGCACTCCATATCTTATCGTCTTTGTTTACCCATTGCTTTTGACTCTTTGTAGCTTGACTGGCTGAGTTAGCGTCGTCATCCTCAGCTTGTAAGCCTAATAATGATTGCAGAGTGTATCTTCGGTAGTATGTTATAGCACTTCCGAGCTTTTGTGGGTCGTCCATTTCTGGCAAAGCAATAGAACTTGTTACGCTTTCCTCAGTTTCTATGT